CCGTTGCTTCGATGCGCACCATAATCGACGGCTTCGTTTTAACCGTTGCCACGGTGCCATCGGAAAGCTTGCTGGGCAACGTGAGACCGTTGACTGCGGCGGCGTCCTCGGCTTGCCCGATCTTTTCAATCACGATGCCGATGTCGTCCACCTGCACGCCATAGTGGTTCGCCATGTGCTCTCGGAAGCGAGTCTGGAAATACATGGTCTTGCCCATTGCTGGGGCGCCAATCAGGCCAAGAGGCTGGAAGCCTTGGGGCGACGCGAGCATGGTGGGGATCATCTTGTCGATGTCTGCCATTGTTGCTGTGATTACAGTATTGTTCATAGTGATATCCCTCCTACAGGATGATTAGTCGATTAAGTCAGCGAGTAATGAATCGCCGGTTATGATGGTGCCAACCTCATCCGACACGGCGGGAGCCGATGCCACGCGTTTGAGGGACTTACTTGCAGTGGACGCCGCTCGGACTGCCTGAGAGCGTAACGTCTCACTGTTCTTAACCTGTTCGAGGGTAGATGACGCGATGCGGTCATCGACGATATCGCAAGCTTCGATCAAGCGGGGGTCATTATCGAACGAGTCGGTGAACTCCCTCAGATTGCGGGAGGCATTCTGCGCGTTTGAGATCAGCGAGTCGTGGAGCCGTTTGCCTGAGGTCAACTGCTTTTCGATGTTATCGACGGCTTTCGACAACTCCTCGACGGCGGCGGTTTTTGCGGCCTCAGCCTGTTGCATGATGTGGGCGTCAGTGCGAGCGGCGATGTCAGCCGCTAGACCAGCGGGGAGATTCATCCCGTCGAGGTCAGCAGGCCGGATCTGCTGGGGCACGCCGACGTTGATGTAAGCCTTCTCTCGGACTGCGTCAGGATGTGGGATTGTGATCTGGCTGGATCCCATATCGGCGATGCCATTGGTGCTGGCGTAATAGGCCTCATACTGCGGCATGAATTCATTGATGCCATTGGTCATTGCGTGCCTGAACTCAGCGTAGCGGGTCAGGTGCTCAGGCGTGCGTGTGGTAGTCACGATGCGATGCCCACGAACAGCGGCGGCAAGCGTGTGCGTGTAGGTGTAGGTGCGTGCGTGGCCGTAGGGGCGGTTGATCAACTCAGCGGCCAGATCAGTCATCGCGCCCAGCGCACCGATGGTGCCCCCAGCGCGGACACCCTCAGCGACACCCAGCGCGGACTTGATCGCATCGGCGCCCTTTTTGGTTTTAACCTCCAGTTGGATACGCCCCATTGAGACGGGGAGCAGTAACATGTTATTGGATAGGTTGTCGATGAAGGTGCTCATGCTGACACCTCCATATCGGCATTGATGACGTAGTCGGCGGCGCGGTTAAATACCATCGCTTTGGTGGGGCGAGAGAAGAAGCCGAACACCTTACTATCAGAGGAAGGCTCAACTCGCGCATCGAATGAGATGAGAGTGCCGACAGGCACCTCATCAAGGGTCAGGGGCTTGGGCAGGGTTCCGTAAAGCTTGTACCCGCCTTCGCACTGCACGATGACCTTGTGCACCAGACCGAACTGGGTCTCCATGTTGGGCTTGACGGTGACCACCTCGCCGGTCACGCGGATGCGCTGATCGGTCACGGGAACGGGTGCCAGCGTGGACTCCTCCACCGCACGCTTCGCGGCCCACTCAGCCCTACGTGCGGCGTCCTTTTTGATCATGCCGCGCACGCACTCCACCTGCTTGGGGGATAGCTTGTTCCACTTGTTGAGGGCGCCAAGAAAACTCTGACAGATATCCCACGATTGATTTGCCAGCAAAAATGCCAGAAGCTGGTCATAGTCTGGGGTCTCGCGCTGGAACTTGGCGCGGATACTCCCTCTGATGCGCGCTTGAACGCGGGGCGGGAGGCTGTCAAAGCTTCCCTGTTTACGTGCTATTGATGTCATATGATCCCTCCTACAGGATTCTGGTGTAGATCGGTTCTTTGAAAGGCCCACACAAATGGGGCGCCATATAGCTCAGACTTATCTATTACCGCGTATGAGTTGGCAGGCATGACCTCCTTGAGAACCTCCTGTGCCTTGTCGAACTGCTTCTGCGTTACTGCGTGAAAATACCCGCACACTAGAACGGCTCTGATGATTTTGGCTTCTGTTTTTGTCATTGTGACACCTCCCGTGCAATGCGGGTTGCCTCAGCCAGCAGAGCGATCTGCTCAGGACTTAAGAAGCATACAGCGAATGGGTGCTTGTTCTCGTAAGAGACAAGGCGCTTGGCATCGCGCAATGAGCGCGAGGCGCCGAATGTGTCGAGTAGTTTCTGCATGTGATCCCTCCTACAGGATTGGTTGCCGTGAGCGGATTATACTGACATGTGTCTTATTGTCGACATGTTATTCAGTGTCATTGTGTGAAATATTACCACTGAAGTCGTGGTGCCTTTTATACACCTGTCGAGAAGACGCACTTCCGAGAGACCTAGAATCTACTTTAAGTGTGGCCTGTAAGCGTGATCTTGTGAGCACTTTTTAGTGCGTTTCAGAGCATTTAATTGCAGTAGAACATGCCCTGAGAGCGCGTGTATGACGATCTAAAGGCCACTTTGCCAGACCCATGCTCGGGTACTCAGAACATGTTAATGTCGCTGAGATCGCGTTTTAGGTATTTAATCGGAAGTTAGAACCGGAGCAGTTTAGGGGGTTTAGTTAAAGTAAATTCTAGGTTAGGATCTGGAGACCCCTTGCGGATAACAAGTTTACAGGAGCGGATCATGGCAGATGACAAGACACTCACCAGCAAGCAACTCCATTTCTGTCGGGCGTGGGCCAGCGGAATGTCTCAGTCCGATGCATATCGGGAGGCGTTCGATGTGGGTGAGATGAAGCCGAAAAGCGTGCATGAGCGTGCCAGCAGGCTCGCGGCGCTGGGCAAGGTGAAGTCAAGGTATGAGAGGCTGATAGCGGCTCGGGAGGCGGGGATGGTTGCCTCAGCGCTCTCGGACAGAGAGATGGTCAGGAAGCACCTGCGGGATCTCGCCCTCACTGCCAGCCCTCAGGATAGCGGCAGGCTCCGTGCTCTGGAACTCCTAGGCCGTGCGTCAGGTGCCTTTGTGGAACTCACTGCGGAGGTTGATGTCCGGTCATCGGCTGACCTGCTTGCCGAACTCGACGCCATGCTCGACTCGGCCACTCCTGATGACACGTTGGTAGCAGACGATCTGGACTTTTCTGCCGACCGCCCCAAAACTGTGGACATCCACTGAAGCAACCCCCACCCCCCCCTAGAGCCAAGGCCATGTTGCTTCTATATACATAGTGATCCGCTCAAAAAATGAGCAAAATTTGAAGCCTGTCACACTGTCACACTGTCTGATCGGGGGGATTTTTCTCAGAAAACGCCCTAGGAGTCCCTACCCCCATAATTTTCTGCAAAAAATAGAGAATTTGCCAAAAATTACCAAAAATACTGCAAAAAACAGCGTCTAACTGTAGACATGTTACTGTCAAGGGGCTATATTCTCTATAATCCGAGGGTATTTCTACCTAGAACCTTCCTAGGTCTAGGAATTTACCAGTACTAGGACTGTTCTGGCCTAGTAAGTTACTAAGTTTTTATTTATAGGAGGTTTCTAGCTAGAACCTTCCTAGGCTTAGTATATTCCTAGGGGGATTTACCCCCTTTCTTCCAGTCAGGAGCCTGTTAATGGCCGAATACAGCGATTATGTAAACCCAGCCACCTTGGCGGAAACAGACCCTGCTCTTTTTGCTCGACGTGGGTCGTTTCAGGGGATACGGGCGCTACCCGGATCTGAGCAGACCCTGTCGCCAGAAGAGTTTTCCGCGTTGTTAAGTGGGCAACAAGGGGCATATGGAGAAGACTCTACCTTATCGTATGACCCCAAGTTTGGAATTTACAGCAGTATTAGTGATTCGGAGCTTCAGCGACTTAGAGAAATGCAAAGTGTGCCAGATAGGATTGATCCGCGTCTGCTAACGGATGTGGAGCGCGCTCGCTATAATCTTACTAGAAGTATGGGCAATTCGGGCCGCTCTGTATATGACGATGACGGCAACGTGTACAACGCAGGGCTGTCCGCCCAAAGGATTGGCGATAAGAAGTACTTCATGAACGAAGACGGCACCGTTACCTCCTATGACGTTGCAGATGTCAATTACGGCTACACCCCGACGTTCCGGCCCTCTGGGGGAGATGAAGGGGGGTCTGGCGGCAACACTACCAATACATCTGGCGGCAACATCAACGAAAACGTCCGCGCTAGCGCATCTAGCGAAATAGTCGGGGGAGGCGATGTGGAAAATTACGAAGACCAGATTGCTCAGTATTATCAAGAGCTATTTGCTAGAGATCCACAGCCAGCGGGATCGCAGTATTTTCAGGGTCAAATAGACGCAGGAAATATAAACCCAGACAATCTGAGGGAGACAATTCTCTCTAGCGCCCAAGGCCAAGATCGCACCTATTACGACGCAAGCCAGTCAGGTGGCCCGCTGTTTTCGGCTACCCAAGAGTTATTTGGGAGAAATCCTGTAAGAGGGCGGTTTGAAGATGGAAGGCTTGTTGGTGGATTTGATCAATACAGGCCGATGTATGATGAGGGCGGATCAGACGCAGAAATCCGGCAGATGCTGTTAAACCAAGCCTATGGACGCGGGGAGGGTGGGGGCCGAAGTCGGGACTACCAAAACTACCTAAGCTCTCTTGGCATCGACAGGGCAAGCAACCCATTCCTTCAAGATGGCGGTAGCTATGCCAATATAGGCTATGGCTCTAACCTCTCTCAATATCAAAACACGGGGGCAGGCAACCAGAACACAGGAAGCACCCAGAACACAGGCGGCAACCAAGGAGGAAGCACCCAAAGCACTGGAGGCAACCAAGGAGAAAGCACCCAAGGGGGAGGCGCTCAGGCAAACCCTTATGCTGATGTGCTTGGGTTCCTCAGTGGGAAGGGGGGCTCTGGCGGTCAATATAGACCCACCGGTCAGACATATAGGGCGCCCAGCCAGCCACAGGCCTCTCAATCTCCCGGAGGATCGCCTTATGGATCGCCTTATGGGATGCCTAGCCCAATGGGTGGGTTCGGTGGTGGGTTTGGAGGCAAGGGCGGTGGTTACGGCCAGTCCCAGCAATACATGCCCAATCGCGGACTAATGTCTGGGCACTCCACTGGCTTTGGGCCGTATGGCGGCTACCAGCGCAGGCCAAGATTTGGTGGCGGCAAGGGAGGCATGAATAGGCCGATGGGTGGCGGCAAGGGCGGCGGTTACGGCGGCGGTTACGGCGGTGGTTACGGCGGCGGTTACGACCCTTACGCGACAGGCGGTGGTTCTGCTGGGTTCTTCGCAGGTGGCCCCTCTCCCACAGACACGCCCTTCAGAGAACAGTTTGGAAATCCATATTTTAGCGGTAGTCAATTTGGTGGATTCAGGGATATTCCGGTTGGCGGCCTAGACAGTCCTATAAGCTATTCTCCTAGTTTTGGCTTTTATAGTGGCCCTTACAACGACGAGTTTTTCCGCAGGGGCGGCATGATGACTTTTGATGGAGGCGGCTACATGTCACCGCGGGAAAGGGCGTCAATGCCTCCAGAAGGGTACACCCAGACAATTCCGGACCTGCCACAAGATATCCCTCCCGCAGACCCAATCGTCGGCGCTGACGGCAGTTCTCCGTACTACAGAGACACGCCGGTTGAGATGCCGATGGTCGGGTCAAGTCTCGCAGGGGCGGGCCTCGCTAACACAATGGACATCGCGGACGCCGTCCCGACACAGCCGAACACTCCGCCCACATTCGACCAAAACCTACAGCATATTATCAGTCAAGTAGAAGCAGGCACCGCAACACCGGGACAGCAAAATTATTATGACAACAGGTATCTAACCGGAGATTACCTAAATAGTTCTCAGCCCCAGAACAACACTGCCCCCACATTTGATCAAAACCTACAGTTCATTCTTGATAGGGTAGCGGCAGGCACCGCAACACCAGCACAGCAAAATTATTATGACAACAGGTATTTGACGGGCGAGTACCTGAACAATCCCAACTATTCTGGGTGAGTGATGCGCCGTAACTACCGAAAGGAATACGACAACTACCAATCCAGCCCCAAACAGCGCAAAAACAACGACAAGCGGAAGGCCGCTAGGCGCTTAATGGAGAAAGAGGGTAAGGTCAAGAAGGGCGACGGCAAGGACGTTGCCCACAAAAAACCACTGGCAAAGGGCGGCTCTAACAAGAAGGGCAACCTAAAAGTAACATCTCAAGCAAAAAACAGGTCGTTTAAGCGGACTAAAACAGCGCGGATGGCCTAGTGTCAACCCTGATCACGCCCGAACTAGCCAAGAAGCTAAAGGGTGCACCACCTGATGTTAGGCTTAGAGCCGCAGAGGTGCTTGAAAAAGCCAAGCAAGCCAAGGAGGTTGAGGCGGCACAGAACACCTACATGGGTTTTGTGAAGTATATGTGGCCCGCTTTTATTGAGGGCAGGCACCATAAAATCATGGCAGAGGCGTTTGAGCGCATTGCTAGAGGTGAACTAAAGCGGCTCATCGTAAACATGCCGCCACGGCACACCAAGTCCGAGTTTGCGTCTTACTTGTTACCAGCATGGTTTTTGGGCCAGATGCCCGACAAAAAGATTATCCAGACGGCGCACACCGCTGAGTTATCGGTAGGATTTGGTCGAAAGGTCAGGAACCTTGTCGATTCGGATGACTTCAAGAAAGTCTTCCCCAGCCTACAGCTAAGGGCAGACTCAAAGGCGGCGGGGCGCTGGAGCACTAACAAGAACGGTGAATACTTCGCTATCGGGGTTGGCGGGGCGGTGACAGGTAAAGGTGCAGACCTTCTGATCATCGATGACCCGCACTCAGAGCAGGAAGGTCAGTCAGCAGACCCTGCTGTTTTTGACAGAACATATGACTGGTACACATCAGGACCACGACAGCGTCTCCAGCCGGGGGGTGCTATCGTGATCGTGATGACCCGCTGGCACATGCGGGATCTGACCGGAAAGATCATTAAGTCCTCCGCTCAACGGCAAGGTTCCGATGAGTGGGAGGTTATAGAGTTTCCAGCACTGATGCCCTCGGGAAAGCCCCTTTGGCCTGAGTTCTGGAGCCTTACAGAGCTTGAAGCTCTGCGGAGTGAACTGCCCTCCCCCAAGTGGAACGCGCAGTATCAGCAAAACCCAACGTCCGAAGAGGGCGCACTAATCAAGAGAGAGTGGTGGAGGGTCTGGGAGAAAGACCAACCCCCTCCGTGTGAGTTCGTGATTCAGTCATGGGACACGGCTTTCTTGAAAACCCAACGGGCAGATTACTCTGCCTGCACAACGTGGGGCGTGTTTTATCATCCTGACGATGATGGCATGGCTCAACCCAACGTCATCCTGCTGGATGCTTACAAAGAACGTCTGGAGTTTCCTGAGCTAAAGAAAACGGCTTATGAGATGTGGAGCGAAATGCAACCAGACGCATTTATCGTGGAAGGAAAAGCGGCAGGGATGCCGCTTATATTTGAGCTACGGGCGATGGGGATTCCGGTATCGGAATACACCCCGTCGCGTGGCAACGACAAGATAGCAAGGGTTAACGCTGTTGCTGACTTGTTTGCCTCTGGGACTGTATGGGCGCCAGAGACACGATTCGCTGAAGAGGTTATAGAGGAGTTTGCCGCGTTCCCTGCGGGGGAGCACGACGACCTTGTTGACTCTTCAACGCAGGCACTTCTTCGTTTCAGACAGGGCGGCTTCGTAGCGCTCAGGTCTGACGAGGAAGATGACTTCGACCCACATGGAAGGGTGGCAAACTATTACTGATATCAACCGCTGGCATGGTATTGTCGATTCTTTTGAGCGCTGGCTAAGGCCGGTGTTTAGAAAAAAGTCCAAGCTGGGAGATCCGGCTTATTTTGACAATTCGGACTTTCCGATTACCCAAAAGCTGGAAGAAAATTACTTCGTAATTCGCGGAGAGTTTGATCAGATAAAGACGCGATTGCAGGATTTTCCGTTATTTCAAGACATAAGTCCCGAGCAGACTTATATATCGAATGATGACAAGTGGAGGATGTTCTTTCTCAAGGCGAATAATGTGCGCTTTGATCGGAACTGTGAGTTGTTTCCCAAGACGATGGAAATTGTCGATAGCGACAAAAACCTCGTTTCGGCCTACTTCTCTATTCTCGACTCAAACAAAATGCTTGTGCCCCATGAGGGGCCGTGGTCTGGGGTGCTAAGAATGCACCTTGGAATAGACATTCCAACAGACGGACAGGGATGCGTTCTGTCTGTTATGGGAGAAGAGTATCGCTGGAAAAGCGGCAAGGCCGTTGTCTTTGATGATACCTACGAGCATTTTGCGATCAACCTGACAGACAACATCAGGGTGGTTTTGTTTATTGATTATCTTAGGCCGCTACCGTTGCCTCTGCATTGGTTGAACAAGTTTTGCATCTACATAGGGCGATTCTTGCCGTACTACAAAATACCGATTCAGCGGCACAAGGCGTGGGAACGGAGGTTTTACGGCGAAAATGGCATTCCTGCAAAGCAATATTCCGCACTTTAAGTGCTGGGTAAGACGCGAATACACACACAACCACAGCAAATATCATGGCGAGTTCCTACACGCTATGGCGATTGCAGTGACAACAATGCCGAATCGGTGCCTTGGATTCCAGATTATCTTTACCGGCGCTGAAACTTACGACACCGAAGAGCCAAATGTTCACGGTGGCGCAATGTGGGCAAGGATGCCCATCACAGCCTTGGTTGGAGACACCCCCTTTGAGGAGTGGCCTGAGCCAATGCCGGTCTATGCGGCACAGCCGTGGGACTGCTCCTCTAGGGAGCACAGCGTGTTCGTTCTGGATAGGGCGACACCGTGCCCTTGGGTTGCCAAGATAGACGGGGCTTTTTACCCCGCCAGATACATGTTCACGGTGGACTATACCGAAAGCGAAATTGCAGATGACCCTGCCCAACACAAGCAGAGTCATGTGATGGAGCTTTTGGATGCGGGTCCGTGGACAGGAAACATTGTAGCTCTACCCAACAACCGCGTCAGGGTGACACACCCCGCGTGGTTTGCAGTGGGGGAGGGCGCACCAGATTTCAGGCCGTCCCAGCACATCCACTACTCCAAGTCTGACTTGGATTACACGCTGGACGTAAACAGAGTATTCGACAACTTATACGCAGGTGATGAAGATGAAGAAACCTAAAGGTATGGCAGGCGGCAAGCTGGAGATGGTTGAGAAGGACGGGAAAAGAGTTCCTTTTTATGCCGCAGATGGCGAAGGCAAGATGATGGCGGGAGGGAAAGTCCCCAAGACCAAGGGCTACTTCAAGGGCGGCAAGACAATGAATGAAGGCGGCTCTATTGGTGGCGCGGTTGGCAAAAAAGGCGAAGAAGAGAAACTGCGACGGATGCTGGAAGGTCGTAAAAAAAGCAATTCTGGAATGCGCGGTGGGCCGCTGAAAAAAGAGGATATCCCTACTACAATGGCCGACCCTAGGCTTAAAAAAAGCGACATTACCAAAAGGAAAAAACCGGCAAGTAAATCCACTGATGACAGGGCCACGAAAAACAAGATGAACACTAAGGGCGGCAAGCGAGGCGGCGGCAGATAAGTGGCAATTGACCGCGTAGCAACGCCGTTCATGCCCGAGATGGACGGCGAAGAGCTAGAGATCGTAATCGAAAACCCTGAGTCCGTAAGCGTTATGGATGAGGACGGGGGAATGATTATTGATTTTGACCCCAATTCGTCTGAGCTAATGGGGGTTGAGCACGGCTCTAACCTAGCCGAATACATGGACGAGCGAGACCTAAGCAGTCTTGCCAGTGAGCTAGTTGCCCAGTTTGACGCGGACAGGATGAGTCGTGCTGACTGGGAAGACACATATGTCCGTGGTCTTGACTTGTTAGGACTAAAGTTTGAAGACAGGTCTACCCCGTGGGAGGGGGCTTGTGGCGTTTTTCACCCGATGCTGTCAGAGGCAGTCATTCGGTTTCAGGCCCAGACCATACAGGAGATATACCCCGCCAGCGGCCCTGTAAAAACCTCTATCGTCGGAAAGATTACCGATGACAAGACCAAGCAGGCGCACAGAGTACAGAACTACCTGAACTATCTGATCACTCAGAGAATGACTGAGTATCGAACGGAAACGGAAAAGCTACTGTTTTCCCTGCCAATCGCAGGATCTGCGTTCCGTAAGGTCTATTTTGATCCAAGCATGGGCAGACCCTGCGCCATGTTTGTTCCTGCTGAAGACTTTGTGGTCAGTTACGGCGCGTCCGATTTATCAACATGCGAACGTGCTACCCACATAATGAAGAAAACTTCCAACGAAATCAGGAAGTTACAGGTTGCTGGATTCTACTCTGACATAGAATTACCGGCTCCTGCCCCAGACATTTCAGAGATACAGCAAAAGTATGACCGGCTGACCGGAGACTCAGACAACTACGAGTTCGATCACCGTCACACCCTGCTGGAAATGCACGCTGATATTGATTTGATTGGCTTTGAGGACAAGGACGGCGGAACTCCTACGGGGATTGCGTTGCCCTATGTCGTTACCATTGACAAGTCAGCCAGAACAATTCTTTCAATACGGCGCAACTGGTACGAAGACGATCCGAAGAAAATGAAGCGGGATCATTACGTTCACTACCAGTATTTGCCCGGACTGGGATTTTACGGCTTCGGCCTAGTACATATGATCGGCGGACTGTCTAAGTCAGCAACATCGTTGCTCAGGCAGTTAGTAGACGCCGGAACACTTGCCAACCTACCGGGGGGATTGAAATCTCGGGGACTCAGAATCAAGGGTGATGACACTCCCATCATGCCCGGAGAGTTCCGAGATGTAGACGTTCCGGGTGGCGCTATCCGCGACAACATCACGTTCCTTCCTTACAAGGAGCCAAGCAATGTGCTTTATCAGTTGCTGGGCGATATTGTGCAGGAGGGGCGTCGATTCGCGTCAGCGGCGGATGTAAAAGCCTCAGACATCAATGGGGAGGCGCCGGTTGGCACCACGCTTGCAGTTCTTGAGCGGGAGATGAAAGTGATGAGCGCGGTTCAAGCCCGCGTCCACGCGGCAGTTTCCAAGGAACTTAAGATACTGGCAGAGCTTGTTAAGGACTACGGCCCAGAGGTCTACCCTTATGAGGACGATGAGGGGCAAGCCCTCCCGATGGACTTTGATAATCGGGTAGACATCATCCCGGTTAGCGATCCAAATGCAGGCACTATGGCCCAGCGGATCATGCAGTATCAGGCGGCACTACAGTTAGCGGCTCAAGCGCCCCAGATGTACGACATGCCGCTCTTGCATAGGCAGATGCTAGATATTTTGGGGATTCAAGACGCAGACAAGATCGTTCCCACAGAGAACGACATGAAGCCGACAGATCCTGTCACAGAGAACATGAACATTATTACTGGAGAGCCAGTCAAGGCGTTTATATACCAAGACCATGAGGCGCACATTCAGGTCCACATGGCGGCAATGCAAAACCCAGACATTATGAAGATGGTTGCCAGAGCGCCGAATAAGAAGGCAATTGAGGCCGCATTCGCCGCGCACATTGCAGAACATGTAGCGTTTCTGTACAGGTCTAGGATTGAGAAAGAACTGGGTGTTCAACTCCCCGGCCCAGACGAAAGGTTACCCGAAGATATTGAACTGCGTATATCCAGACTGGCAGTGCCTGCGGCTGAACAGCTTACAGGTAAGGCCAAGATGATAGAGCAGGCAGAGCAAAACGCCAAACAACAGCAAGATCCCATTGTTCAGATGCAACAGCGGGAGTTGGCGCTCAAAGAACAGCAGGCAATGGCTAAGGCGCAATTGGACATGGCTAAGGTTCAGGTTGACGCTGGAAAGGCAGAGGCCAAGACGCAGTCAGATATAGCAAAAGCAGAAGCAGACATGGCTAGGGTTCAGATAGATGCTGAAAAAGCGGAAGCCAAGGCTATGCTTGATATAGAAAAACTAGACCAGCAGGAACGCTTAGAGAGCGCAAGAATCGCGGCTAAGGTGGCGATGCAGGAAGGCAGGGACATCTCTCAGCAAGAGATTGAGGGGTTTAAGGCCGGATTTAGTTTAATCAAAGACATAATGGACGACGATGAAACACGCGAGCAATAACATGTTAAAGGCAGTTCAAGAGGAGCTTCGCGTCCAAATGAACGAGGTTACCGATCATATCGCTATCGGCGGGTGCAAGGACATGGAGGAATACTCGCGAAACGTGGGCATTATCCAAGGGCTTGCCCATGCGGAGCGCACGCTACTAGACCTAGACGAAAGGATGGAGCGCGAATAATTCGTTACATAAGGTAACGCATGGTGACGCCAGACACTGACTTCTGGTGCAGGAAGGACATTATGACCGAAGAAGACACTCAGACTGCAAAGCAGTTGCCTGAGCCTAAAGGTTACAAATTACTCATCGCTCTCCCAGAGCCGGAAGAAATGACGGAGGGAGGCATCCTCAAGGCAAAAGAAACCCTACAGACGGAGGAGATTGGCTCTGTCTGTGGATTTGTCATAAAAGTGGGAGCAGACGCTTATCAGGACAAGGCGCGCTTT